TCAATCGCTGACTCCTTTAACAATAATGCAATCCGCTGACTAATGCGTTCCTTTTCGAAAGCCGTTTCGTAAAGGTATTCATCTGTGGACATGAACGTTTCCACTGGATCTCCTTCGTATCGCTTCATGACCATGTCATTACGCCGAATGGGCGTGATGTTGGGACCCTCTTGTGTCTTCTTTTGAGCATCCGAAAAAACCGAGATGTAGAAACTCACCTTGACTGTGCGATCCTCCATGGGCAATGTGGCGTGAGAGCAAATACGGATTGCACGACCAATGACCTGGTCATGACGGGCAGGTGTCCAATGGGGCTCAACGATGTGAACGTGGCGTACATTCGCCAATGTAATACCCTCTGCACCTGATGCTGATGCCATCAACAACTGCAGGATCTTCTTGGGGCGTTTGGCAACACTCTCTTTCAATGAGGCAGGGAAGTTCTTGGAATAGACGCCGTTGAAGATCTGACGGGTCAAATCACGCTCTTCCTCATTCTCCTCACCAGTGTAGAACGTATATGCAGGACGATCGTCCAGCATATTGGGGTCCTCCACCCATTGATTGGCTTGCTTGATGATCTTATACGGTTGCCATCCAGCCGTCTCCAAAATCGCTGACAAGATGCCCAATCCTTCCAACGCACGGTACTGAGAATACACGAACTGATTGTTTCCCAGGGACTTCTTGATATTCTTCAGGATTGCCAACATCTTAGGACTGAATGCCTCTAATGCCTTCTCAGACAGGTATTTAGCAGGGTTGGATTTGATGCGCTTAAGAACTTCATCGTTGTTTGGAGGCTTATCTTCCGTCACACCTTCTGCATTGACTTCCGCCACGCGCAGATCTGGAGGCGTTGCGTAATCACACACAAGACGCGTTGGCACACGGAACGTGCTGAGATTCTCATTTAGCTTGGAGCGACCACGGCGAGAGTCAATCTTCATCTCAATCCAACGGACCTCAAGGTAGCGTGTGAACTGTTCTGTAGACATCTCCACTTTTTCAAGGGTGTGCTCCATGTCAATACGACGCGGAAGCAGGCGCTCATCGGCACCTTTGAAATACGATACAAGACCCTGAATACGGCGACGAAACATCATTGGATTCTTGATGTTCAGACCATCTAGAAACAGAGTAGAGAACTCCTCGTAGTCCGTTGGTAAGCAAGTAAGCTGTTCGGTCGTGACGCGTTCAGAGGAGATTTCACCTCCACCAACATCAATCTCGATCTTGTTCTTGATAGATCCAACCCAATCGGCTGCTTGAGGGATGAATGGAAGGTCCTTCATATATTGAACGGCGACACGGTCACCCTCTCCATTATAGGTTGAACGAAACTGAGGTGGGTTCCGAGTCACCATCACGTGCTTTTTCAGTGCACTGAACTCAATCGTATCCACTTCGGGGATTGCACGAAATGCCTTAGTGATGCGCTCTTCATCCCATGTCGGAATCGTCTTGAATGGAATTGTGATCCGCTCAATCGGACCGCGCAGTAGGTTCATCATATATGCAATTTCATTTGGCGAGTTGATCACCGGAGTTCCAGACAAAGCAACCACTTTGCATCGTTTTGCATTGTAGATCGCTTCATAAAGCTTACCAGTAATCTCGGACTCGTTGATGACACGGGAAATTAAGTTATGGGCTTCATCAACAATCACAACAGAGTCATCATACATACCCTCCTTCGTGTATTCGGGGATATTGGTCCTGGTCAGACCGTTGTAGCGCACAAAGGTAAACCTCTGTTCAAGAAGATCGCTGATTTGTTCACGAATAGCCTTCTTATCCTGGGTTGAAAGGCTCTCAAAGTTGGGCTCATTTCCTGATGTTGTAGTGTAGATGCGATTGTGCTTGTCCATGAACTTTTCAGATATACCGAGCTTCTTCCCCTCTGCCCGGACCTCATCAGACATAGGCTTCACAGTCCAAAAGTTCTCAACTGCGTAAATCGGATCACCGCACTTCTGCAACTCCTCCTTGTAGTTCTTTTCAAGAGACGCCGGAACCATTACATACACCTTGCTCGTGGTCAATAACGATTCAGCTACTGCAATTGAAGAGCACGTCTTACCAGATCCTAACCCATGATAGACAAGCACGCCTCGGTAGGGAGTTTCAATCTTCAAGTAGTCCCGGATGATTTTTTGATACGGAAAAAGCTCCCGTCCGGTGCCCGTTCGCTGTGTGCAGAGGTCAATGTTTTTATCCTCTTCATCCAACGGCTCCTTGTCTTTTGCCCTGTAGTCTGACTTAATGAACATTCGGGTAATGGCATCTGAGAATGCCTTCCGGTTTGGAAGCACATAGGTTGGTGCTGTCCTCATCATTGTGTTTGGTGCCGAACTTTTTGCACAGGTATTACAATGGATTTAACCCGACGAAACCATCGGATGTGGATGGTCACCATCTATCTCTTCTTAATGGCTACATTTCTCTATCTGAAACCGTCCGTAGCCTTTGGGCGTGACGGAAGGATTCGGCCGTTTGGCGTGACTGATCGGGAAGCAACTGTCTTTCCTGTTTGGTTCTGGATCTTCGGGATGAGCGTGGTTGCCTACTGTATTACGGTGTATCTTGCGGGGTTCCGCTTCACCTCCTAAGATAGTTATAGTAGGAAGCCACAGTAGGAAAGTACGTATGTGCCCTTGGAAAGTTACAATTTACTTCAGCAATAAAAAATCCATCAGCGCGATAATCATCTTCGATGAATGATCCACACATGTGCCGAGGGACTACATACTGAGCACTATCAATCTTCGTGACTTCAGGAACATTACCTTTGAATGTGCCACCCGGAACATCAACAAAATCATCCCAACGCTGTTGGTCAAAGGTGTAGAAATGCTCTTCATCTTTCATCAATGGAAAGATTTTCCAGAATCCCGGATGCATAACCGTATCGTCATCTAAAAAGTAGATGAAGCCTTCAACTACCTGATTCATCCCCGCATTGCGCTGCGCGTGTCCTGCGCGTCCGCCTGGAGGAGTTGGATGACCAATCTCCCTGATATTTGGACGGTTATACCGAGGTGTGAACGGACCATTCTTTGTATCATATACAATTAGCCAATTCGCGCGATCCAGGTCAATAGACTCCTCCAGGAACTTCAGATTCTCTGGACGGGCACATGGGGTAATAATTGTAAGCATTGCATTCTTTTGACTGTTTCCCTTTATACTGTTTCAAACGTTTCTACAATGGATCGCAAGTCATCCATCATTTCCTTCCGCTGAACATGGTGAGGGCGAATATGGTTCTCACACTCAGTCCACGACTTCCATTCAATACCAGAAATTTCACGACGTTGCATAGGTGTGAATCGTTGTGTGAGATTTAAGAGCTCGGGTTTTTGCAAGAGCGCGATAAAGTAGATGTGTTTATATCGAACACCATTGAGTCCAATAAATGTTTCCTCAATCCGAATGTTCTTCAGCACAATGAAGGAGTCTCGGGGAATATTCGTCTCTTCACCAAACTCACGTAGCGCACAATCAACATCAGACTCGCCTCGAATCCGACGTCCCTTAGGAAATCCCCATTCCGGTTCCTCATAAGGAGATGGATTGTTAGCTACAATATCAGCAACCTTCAGTTGAGCAAACTTCTGTTGAGCACTCGCAAAATCAGAGGACAGATGTTCGTCTCCCCACACACTCCTCCACACCGTCTCAAACGATTCGGTTGTGATTGCCTTTTGTTCCTTCACGGTCATGTTTCCAATGAGACGATCTACATACTCTGCATTGCTTGGATCGTACTTCCCTCGCATAAACTCGGCAAAGCTCATACTGTCTTTCCGGCGTATCATAAGAAGGCGTGCTGTTTCGGGAAGAATAGGAAGACTTGAACTATCAATAAGCACAATTCCACACGACAATACAGGATCTGTGCACATGCGAAATAGATGACCTTTTCCACCGCAGTTGTTGCAGTACATTGTTATCGGTATTCTTACTGGTGGACCTATCCGTTTTTCCATTGTGTCTTTACACAACTTCCTTTGTAAGCGATAAACAAATGGGACTCTTCTCGTCAAAACCTACAACCACTCCATTCTACGGACCGGCGCCGGGACCATCTATGCTTACTCCCACACCTGCTCCAACATTTAATGGAATGAGCGTGGTGTCAAAGGCGCTCGTTGTAATTATTGGATTATTGCTCCTATTCTTCGCAGTGCTGTTTGCGTATAATGCGATCGCATCGGCAAACGGTAAGCCGATCTCTCCTGTCATGGGTCCCGCGGTTGTGCCAGACCAAGCTCCAACACCCCTAGATGGCAAAAAATCAACTAAGATTCCAGCAGCAAACGCTCCATTATCTTCTGGATCCGACAATGGTGTTCAGTTCTGGATGTTCATCAAGGACTGGGACTATAACTTTGGAAGGGAGAAGGGCGTATTGATGCGGACCGACTCTGCAAACCCGGCTACAGCAAATCCTAAGATTACCCTTCATCCTACGGATAACAGTCTGAATGTGAGCGTGTCTATCTACGGAAACTCATCGAGCCGAGCGGGTCGTTCAAACCCGTCTGGATCTAACGATACGAATGCAACCGGCGATCTTTTCACATGCACCGTTGAGAATGTCCCTCTCCAGACGTGGTTCTCGGTGTCGGCAACGGTCTTCCAGCGCAATCTTGATGTATACATTAACGGAAAACTCGTAAAGTCATGCGTCCTGCCCGGCGTTCCTCGTCCGGCGGCGGGAGATATTACGGTCGGAGCGGGTGGTGGGTTCTCTGGATATGTCTGTAATGTTCACGCCTACCCGAATATGCTTGGACCCACGGATGCGGCTGCGTTCTTTAGCTTAGGAACCAACTGCGCATCCTTCGCTCAGCCGCCCTCTGACACAACTGCAAAGGGGTCTGAAGTGACTCTTTTCGGATATACATACACGTTCGGCGTCAAAGATGCCTCGGGCAAGCAGATCTCAAATTACTCGTTCTAAATACTAATGAGGATCTTACTCAAATGCCCGACGCGGTCAAGGCCGAAGCAAGTCATTGAAACACTTCGTAAGTATATAGAGCTTGCAAATCAACCTGATCTCATTGGGATCTGTCTATCATGTGACATAGATGATGCAACAATGCATGATCCCAATGTAGACTATCATATTACAAATCTTCCGGTTGCATGGGTCAAGATCTTCTTCAGCGACAATATCTCAAAGATCGAGGCAGTGAATGCAGATATGAATAAAATTGAATGGGCGTGGGATATTATTATTTTGGTTTCGGATGATATGATTCCAAAGGTCAAGGGTTATGATGATATTATTCGTTCAAATATGACTTCCGACTTGGATAGGATTGTTTGGGTGAATGATGGTGTTCAGGGATATTTCTTGAATACATTGTCAATCATGGGAAGAAAAATGTATGAATCGATTGGTTACATATATCATCCGTCTTACAAGAGCCTCTTTTGCGATAATGAGTTTACCGACCTCTGCAAGGGCTCGCTTGCTTCAAAGTGCTCGTATATTGAAACAGTCTTGATTCGACATGAACATTTTAGGACTGGGTTTCCAGAGAAGAATGATGCACTCTATCAGAGAAATCAACGGTATTGGTCTGCGGATTTTAATAACTACATGGCTCGTAAGACATACGAATATGACTGGTCAATTATGATTCCAACCCTGGTCGAACGAACGGTTACATTTGATCGCCTAATGGAATCAATCAAGGAAAAACACGGTAGAATATGTCCCGAACTCAAGATTGAATATTGTGTTGCACGAGATAATCGAGAGCAAAGTATTGGGAAAAAGCGTCAATCTCTACTTCAGGGTGCAAAGGGTAAGTATGTTTCATTTGTTGATGACGATGATGACCTTACAGACGCATATTTTGAAGATGCGCTTGAATGTATTCGCGGTGAATTTCAAGTATGTCGTCTCCGAGGACAAATGGCTCAATATACATTCACACATAGTATCGAAAACACACTATCAAGCCCGATGGCCCGTGGACAGGTCTTTCTTCGACCCCCAAACCACCTGAATGTAATGCTTGGAGAGGTAGCAAAGCTGGTTCCATTCGGCGATGCAGTAAGAGGTGAGGATCTAGATTGGACAATAAGCCTTGCAAGATTAGGCTTTTTTACCAAGGAGTATCGTTCAGATGAGTCTAGAATTCACTATATTTATCAACTTGGAAATCGCACTGTCCATCCGAGCACACTTGAAATGCAAAAGACAACAAACTATGCAACCATGCTGAAAATGGTCTGGACGCCACATGGAGCTGTTCTACCACCTACGCCTAAAACCAAGGAACTCCGGTTGACTGGTAAAGGGTTTGTTTCTAAGTAGAAAGCAATGGGTGTGTTCACAATTGTAGGCATCCTTGTTGCCCTAACAATCATTGGACTTATTATCTGGCGAGTTACGGCTACAAGTACGCCATCTGATCCAGGAACCGTTCGTCTGGTCGAGGGTTCTATGTCCGGAAAAACACAGCGAAATGCACCGGGAAAGCTCCCTCGCTCATTTAATGAATCGGAGGGTGCCACCTTTACATACACGGGTTGGCTACTCTTCAATGATTTTACATTCAACTATGGACAGAAGCGCTTGATCTTTTCAAAGGGCGATTGCCCTGGCATGTATCTAGACAGCACCTCCAACGGCATTTTGATTGTTGTCGATACCTATGGGTCACCGGAGAGTATTCTCATCTCGAATCTCCCTGCAAGAAAGTGGATTCACTTTGGTATCGTTGTAGACCAGGACTCAGTTGACATATATATCAACGGTGTCATACGCCAACATCATAGTCTTGCACAACTTCCTAAGCAGAATGAGAAGTCAGTTTCATTAGGATCCAACACTGTTGGCTGGGATGGTGTTCTTTCAGGACTCACTTACCAGAATCGTTCTTTGACAGCACCTGAAATAGATGCTCTCTCAAAGACGGTTCCTACGGATTCCCTACAGGTTGCCCCTTCAGCCCCGCAATATTTTGACATGTCATGGTACACGGGTCGCGTTTAAATTCTTGGGCAAAAACAATGAGTGCTGGAGGTCAAAATAGTTCAACCCTTTCGGGAATTCAAGGAATGCGTCTGCGCGATTCAGCAGATCTTGTTGCACAGGCGCGTGTTCAGGGCATGTATAGGATGTTTAACTCAACGGCACCGACTGCATTCCGAAACCGTGCTCCAACTGGATACGATTCCTTTCTCCAGTTTCTTCAGGGACGTAAGGAAGGGTGCCAGACATGCGTTGGTCTCCCGTATCAGCCCTTGACAACTAGCTCTGCTGGGATTCTTGCGTTTCGGAGCTAAGCTTCTTTCGGTTCTTTTTAGTCTTTCGCAGTGCTTTAAGAAGCTTCTTCTTATTCGCTGCGGTATCAGTCGGGTTATAGCTAAAAAAGTATTCAAGAAACTCAGGCGACGACTTATCCTTTGAAAGATCAGCATACAAATCTGCCTTCTCACGTTTCATCTCCGTAAAGCTCTCTTGCTTTCCAAGGCAATCCTTGGGAGTCAAAATAGCAAACCTGCGTTTCGGCTTTGAATTTGCAATGTCCACAAGACGTTGGGCAATACACAACACACTTGCTGTATTCTTCTCGTGAGCATCCGAATACAGATAGGCGAAAAAGAACTGAAGAGTGGTCGGAATACTTGCAACCCTGATTCCGTTCGTCATGGTATGGAAGCTGTGGCACGCGGTTGTTTCGTAGAATCGGATAAAGTCCTTCTTTCCATTAATAAGAACTGTCGTGCGCTTGGGCAGAATGTCGTTTTCCTCATCTACCACAACCTCCTCACCCTTCGTGAGGCGCTCAATCACATCCTTATCGGCTAACAGAGCGATCGGTGTTGTCCATTTCTCCTTCATGTGAATCTCAGCCGATGTAACAGCTAACAAGACAACCGGTTCGTGCTTCAATAGGTTCTCAATTTGCTTGCGCTGGGTAGGGGTGATTTCCGTATGGCGATCCGCTGTCTCCTTGGGACATGTGACGGGATGAGCCTTGTTCAAAAGTTGAAGGCGCTTATACACCTTCTCCCAACGAGATACGTCGCCTCGCGGACGAGATAGCTCTAGATACATTGACATTCTCAGAAAGTTTGGAGGCACATAGTGGATTCCCTCGCGAACCACATCCTCTTTCCACAGACGATCAAAGACATCCTCGCTTAGCTGAGTAATATCAGCAACGCCTGTAAAATCTGCAAACACCTTGAAGGTTCCAATGTGCATGCCCGGCTTCACCTCAACGTTTTTCAGTCCGTGGGCGACCAGCTGGTTTGCAATGATCACCGAATGTTCCTGAGGTGTCTTGCTAAAAAAGTCATAATCTGGAACCTCCGTCTCGGGGTTATAAAAACGATCCTTCTCAGGCAAGAGGTTGTTGATGGCAGTTCCACCGTAACAAAGAACAGGATGTGTCTTCAGAAATTTCTCAACGATGGACAGGCTGGTTTTTGTTCCGGGGTCAGCAGCCGCGACCCGATTGTTCTCTTCTTCGAGCTCTCGAACCAGATGCTCAATGTCCTCCATTGTTAAAATGGAAGTTACTTTGTTTTTAATCCTAGGAGGCAGCAAGGATGCCACCTAAGCGTTATAATCTTCGGAAGCGAAATGCACCCGTCGTTTGGGTAGACGATGACACACTTAAGACCAAGAATGAAGACATTGATTCAGAAGACGACTCAGATTATGAGGCGCCTGAGGAGAGTGAAGCGGAGAGTGAGGAGGAGAGCGAAGACGAGGAGGAGGAAGAGACTGAGGAAGAGGAGGAAAGTGAAGAGGAGGAACAGACACTCAAGCTCCCCAAGGGCGCCAAAGTATCCGTGAAGCTCCACATTCACTCCTTCGCCAACGGTAAGGGTCCCAGCCGGATCGACGTTGAGCAAGAGGAGAGTGAGGACGAGGCAAACTCCGAAGAGGAGGAAGAGGAGTTCATCGCCCACCTCATGGACAAGTATGTTCGCCCAGAGAGGGGAATGGTCGGTCATCGCCGCAAGAGCCACAAGAAGGAGAAGGAAGATGAGTCGCCTGCCCTGTGCCTCAACGAGGAGGAAGAGGAGTACTATGAGGATCTCTCCAAGTCCAAGCGTCGCAAGCTCAATGAACAGATGAAGGGGCTCGCCAAGCTGGTTTCGGATGGCGAGATTCCATACAAGTTCCGGGTGCTTGCACTTCCGATTCCCGATGCACTCAAGGCATCCGTTATTCGCAAGATTGACGTTCTGAACGAGATGGACGCAGACAGCGGAGAGGTTCATAAGCTCAAGACATGGGTGGATGGCTTCCTGCGAATCCCCTTTGGAAATGTCGTGCCACTGCCTGTGAAGTTTGAAGAGGATCGTGCCGGATGCTCCAAGTTCCTCTCAGATACACAGGGAACACTTGATAAGGCGGTTTATGGCATGGATGCTGCCAAGGCCCAGATCATGCAGATCGTCGCACAGTGGATCGCGAACCCATCCTCTGTCGGAAACGTGATCGCCCTCAAGGGACCCATGGGAGTTGGCAAGACCTCCTTTGCTCGGCATGGCGTCGCCGAGGTTCTCAAGCGCCCGTTTGAGTTCTTCTCGCTGGGTGGTGCCTCGGACTCTGCGAACTTTGTAGGACACTCTTACACTTATGAGGGAGCAACATGGGGACGCATTGCAGATGCAGTCATGTCAGCTCGATGCATGAATCCGGTCATCTACTTTGACGAGTTGGACAAGGTGTCTACGACAGCCCATGGTGAGGAGATCATTTCGATGCTGATCCATTTGACAGATAGGTCGCAGAACTCTCACTTCCACGACCGCTACTTTGCAGGTGTCGATTTCGATCTGAGCCAGTGCCTCTTCGTGTTCTCATTCAATGATGAGTCCAAGGTTCACCCGATCTTGAAGGACCGTATGCAAGTTATCACCTGTGCCGGATACACAGCCGATGACAAGAAGGCGATTGTGACCCAGTATGTCTGGCCTCAGGTTCTGGAGCGAATCAACATGAAGAACGAGCTCACGATCACAGAGGAGGCAATTAAGTTCCTTATCTCCGAGTACTCTCATGAGGAGGAAGGAGTTCGTGTTCTGATCCGAGCTGTTGAAACACTAGTCACTCGCATCAACCTTCTGAGGATTGCTGATGAGAAGACGGCAAAGGGATATCCGTTCTACAAGGCAGTCAAGCTGCCGATGGCGATCACGCCCAATGATATCAAGGCTCTTCTTGTTGAGACAAAGGTGGTGAACGAGTCATGGCGTCACCTCTACACTTGAGTAAATTCGTGATAAGGCTCTCCATCGCGATATAACACAACGTTCCCACAAAACTCTTGATTAATAAGTGGGTAATCAATCACCACTACTTTTTCATTTGGATCGCGGCGGACACCGTCATTGCGATACGAAAAGACAATCAGTCCTGGAGATACCAATGGATAGATGTGAGTTGCTAAGAATTCATTGTCAACGCGATACTCCTCTCGACACCACGTGATATACTGTTTGAAGACCTTTTCTGGAAGAGAAATCTTACCTTTACACCCCCAGAGACCGCCCATTAAATGTTGCTCGTGCCAATGATGATCTCGAATTGTATGAGCAGTATACGGACTATCTAAAAAGGTATCAATACACCAACGATCTCGCGCATGAATACGGCTATCCGCATCACGCACGCACACAAACTCATAGTCATCAGTCATCGTAGGAAGAAAACGGTGAATCATATTTCGCGATCCAGATTCGAATGTTGTAGTGACTAGAATTCCTAGTGTATCTGCAAACTTTGACGCTTCCGGAGATGCATATACCTGAACGACGCATTTTGGGTAGTGGAGACGGATAAGATCAACGTTTTCAGCTAGCCCCTTATAGTATTTATCCGTATAGGGTCCATATAGACAGAATGAGAAACATCCACGAAGATCCTGACGAAGTGTGAGACGACTCTCTTCAATCTGGTCTCGGATGCTACGAGATTCAATCTTATATCGCTTATCAATGCAACCGTTATACACCACCACGTCCTCAAATGTGTGCGAACAGATTCCAGTGTAAATCTGCGTCAGCCACTCATCACAGTGCCAGTTCCGAATGCTTGGATGAAAAAACGTATTGAACAACCCATAGTGGCTTCGATGCACAAATGCATTTTCGATCACTTGAGTTCCGCCGACTCGTAGTGCAAAGTTTATAGGATTTTTAGGACCTACAACTCCTCGGTTCTTATGAGACTTCAATTTTTCAATAAATTTGGACGTCCATCCAGATGTTTCAATGACAATATCATCGCCAATCTGAAACATGTATTCATGTCCGTCCTCATAGGCAACACTTGCCAATCGGTTCCAGACCCATGCGGGTGCATGCTGGCAACCCGAAACTACCACAACCTTTCCAATTTTTTCAAGTTCGGATCGGTGACGAAGGAAGAACTCATCATCATCGTCCACGCCGATGTAAAATTGATATGTCTGATTGGGATCCTTTGTGGCTTCAAAACTAGGCAAGAATCGCGTCATTAGAAAGCACTCGTCAAGCGTGCTCCACTCGTGGGCACGGCTACAGACGGGAACCAATATGGCAACACTCATTGCTGTCTACAGAGTATTCCATGTAAACTCGGTCAACCGAACAATAAATCGGGATAGCGCAGTCTCATTAATCCCTGCAAAGAAGTGCAGGGTATCATTCACATGTCGAAACGATAAGCAATATTCAATTGCAGGTGATACGAAGGTAAACGGCATCGAAACACGAGTAGGAACAAAGTCACTATTCAGTTCAACAAGGCAGTGATAGTACTTGCGAGGTGGTCCATAATCTACCATGTGCACGAGGGTCCACCATTTACCATCCATTCTAATTGGAGGAGCTGATCCACGGAAGTTTGCAAACATAGGGGCTGTCTGAATCTCCTTCACAATGGTTCCAGATAAATCCACAAGGGTGAGCGGGTGCCAATCGTAAATAAACGTGTCAGTTCCATTGATGGGTAGCCAGTTCTTCTCACAGTCTCGTCCGTGAGGTGACGGAAGAACCCTACACTCCTTATATTGACCCGTCGTGTATCTGCCTTGAAGAATACGAATATTCTTGTCATAGTTGTGAACTGTAGCCGTGAAGCATGGTGTTCCATTCTTATCAGAGTATCCACGAACATCCTCAAGTCCCCTGATGGTATGATCAAGAATGGGAAGGTCTACGGTTGCCTCATCCATCTTTGCAATAAGTTGTCCGGTTTCGATATTGAAGCATGCATTCTCACATAGTGAAAGACCTTCAGGTGTTATAAAGTTTCCATTTATAACCTTGTAGTTGACGTATCTCACGTTTACAAATGGATATTCAAGCACTGAAAGAGCCGAAGGTGAAAAGGATGGTCCAAATACAGATGGAAATGTGAGTCGTTTCCGTTCAGAGATGATTGGCTTCGTATAATATTGAAGGTTATAGAGAACAGATGGGTGGTGCAGACCTAGTTTCAACATATAATGTACTGAAGATCGAAGACCCTCATATCGGTCTGACTTCACATAATAATCGAGGACCGACTGCTCATAATCAAATAGACCATTATATACCTCAGTTTCAATGAACAAACTATCCGTTGACATTGGAATCTTCTGACCCATCACAACATACTGATATGCCTTATAATGCTGACCATCTTGCCGAAAATACCGAGCAAGTTCGTATAATGGCTCAGCACGTTCTTTACGATATTCGTATGCTCTCAGCATCCACTCTTCAAACTTTACAATATTTCCAAGCTCCCGGTGGCACTTGGCAATCATATAATGAGAATACCAGATCTCTTCGAACCACCCACCTGCATTAATCCGTCGCTTATACATTGCAATCGAATCCCTCCAACGCCCAGTGCTGTGATACGTCTGTGCAAGATAGAACATATATCGAACATTAGTGGGCTCATCAGTCAACCCTTTTTCAAGAAGAATTGCATCTCGTTGAAACTTATCCGACTTGCATCCACCGTCATTGAAGTCATTGATGTGACAGATCACTTTTGATATGTGATCGGAAGGCGCATCCCAATATTCATGCGTTACGCCCTTGCACTCCCAAAAATGATCCATGCGAAGAAGACGGGTATTTGGATATTCCAACGTCCCAGCACATTGCACAATTGTATATCCAATATGTTGAAGTGGATATGTCTTTAGGGATCCCGAATCAAACATCATATCAGCATCCAAAAGAAGTCCATAGGTATCCTTGAGATCCCATCCAGTTCTTTTCAGATACATCTGTGCATTGGAAAAGCTAGCTGTGCGATTATACCCAAAATTCTGCCACGGAACATGCGTTAGACACCCATCATGTGTCTTGAGAAACTCGGTGGCAATCTCACATGTCTTATCCGTTGATCCGGTATCGCATATACAATAGGCTTCTACAAACCCTTCAACGGATTCCATACAACGCTTGAGGATCCGCTCTTCATTACGGACCATGAGAATGAGGACAAATTTTGGCATAGTGCGTCCGTATTGTCCTTCCTCTAATCACTCTGTCTAAGTAAATGAGCACGGACTTTGTCAAACAATCGCTCCGTGAGAATCTGAGTCGCGTTCTGATCCCGCATGTTGCCGATGGTCTCTGGAGTATCTATGATAACGCCAAGACCGCCTGCGTGCGCAACAAGCAACCTGGTGAGACCCTCAAGACGTTTCAGAATCTCCTGACACGCGTCCCCCAGTGGACTGATGAGGTTCTGGAGACAGAGGTGAAGCGTATTGAGAAGGTCTCGAAGTGCGAGTATATGGAGGATCTGCTACTCGGGGTGTTTGTTAGCTACATTCGCGCGTTTGCAAGCCTTCAGCAGTCTGATGAGGCCCATGTAAATATTGAGTTTGATCGCCCGTCACTGTCCAAGTTCATCTTTACGCTTTATAAGTCGGCAGCTCGCAAGTGCTGGTCTAATGCGTACATGTTTAAGACGATTGATGTCTCATCCGAACAGCAGTCGCGCAACCGTCGTGATATTGAGACGATGTTGGGCGGCGCTCTAGATGAGGTCATTGACAGCTTCATCCCATGGAAGGATATTAGCAAGGCTTATTTCCAGGCTAAGAGCGGAGCCGCCCTGGAGAAGCGCCCCGACACACCGATGCCCCCGCCTGCCGAGGAAGCCCCTCTTCCTAAGCCGGCTCTGTCCTTTGGAGAATCGGAGACGGTTGAGTTTGAGACAGATAATGAGGAAGAGGAGCGCCCTCGTATTGCCCTCGGGGAGGATATCAAGCTGGACTTGTCCGATGATGAAGATGAGCCAGCTGTCAAGCCCACGGGAGTTATGGAGCTGAACCTCTAGTGCGTCCAACCGCCCCAAACGAATCCACATTGAAAATGCAAATGACAGACTACCAAACTCTCGGTATGATTGTCGGCGCCGTGATGATTGTTGCTGCACTACTCTACGTTCTCGACCGTCGTGCGAAGGCCCAGGGCGTTGATTATATGGATTTGGGTAAGATTGTTGCAGGGTCGGGAGTTGTTACAACGGGCGTCCTCTATTCACTCGGAACCGAGGCGGTGACTGATGTTGCCGAGACTGTGACTGCTGCTGCCCAGGACATGTTCGTTGGTAAGCCGGAGTTTTAAGACACCCATATATAAACAGTATGTCCCGCTCAATTCGTGTTGCAGGAAGAATGATTGACCTTTCAGGGCTACAGCAAGTTTGGCTGGGAGTTGACCATTTGACTAACTCCAAAATCACACTGTATTATCCAAAGGGTCCTATACAGACGATTGAATACACGTGGGGTGAGCACATACAAGCCGAAAAGGATAAGAACACTATAGAGGAAGCATTACGCCCACGAAATAGTGTAAAATCGTGTGAGCCAACTACGAGTGATTCTACAGTCGGGGAACGCCTCGGTTAGCTTCGTCCTTGCATCATCCATTGAATGCTTGATGGGAATATCCACAACATAATGAGTCTCACCGTGAGCTGCCTCGCTTTTAACAAGTGTAATAATCTTCTCGACAAAATCATCAAGCGAACACATCTCACGAAGCTCAGTTGCAGTCGGCATATTGGCTTACTGAACAGAGGTGGGTATATTAAAATGAGAACACCCTTGTGTGAAGTTATGGATCGTCACAACAGTGACAAGTGTACACCTCATAACTACACACCAGTATATTACCAACTTTTTAAGGATATGAACCCTTCAGATGTCTTTGAAATGGGAATCGGACACACAAACTTTGAGTTTACGTGTAATATGGGACATATTCCAAACTATCGTGCCGGTAGCTCGTTGCGAGCATGGAAAGAGTTCTTTCCAAATGCAGTAATCTATGGAGCTGATATTTATGGAGAAGCAGTTGATCAAGCCCGGGGAGAGAGAATTCGGACATTTTATTGTAATCAGCTCGAGCCCCTTGAGATCAAAGCTGTCTTTAAAGATCTCCCATTAATGGATATCATTATTGATGATGGATATCATGTGTTCTACGCAAATGTAACCTTTTTTGAAGCAAGTATTGATCACCTTAAGGATGATGGTATATTTGTTATTGAAGATATTCAGGAGGTTTATCTCAATGATTTCCATACCAAGATTCTGGAATGGAAGATGCGATTTCCACAGTTGAACTTCAAACTTATACAAGCACACACTAGTGCCCTTCTTATTATCTCTTCTCGTTCACTTGAGCAGCTAGGTATCAATAACTAACGCATCCCCGATTTGAGCTGCTGAGGGCGTAGCCCGATACTGAACCATTCGTCCAATCTCCTTCTTTGGAACCGCAGAATCTCCACAATATCTCACGATCGCCTTGTACAGATCAAATCCATGATAGCGATCGTGGTTATCCATCTTCGAACGGAACATAACTGAGCTGCCATCCGTCTGCTTCATCCACTGAATAAATACTGCAAACAAGGGGTGTGTGTACTCGTGCTTCGGTCCCTTGGGAAACATATCCCAGAAGACCGATGTAGCAAATCGAACCAAATCAAACGATGACGAAGCGCCAATATGCGGGTGCTTGTTATCATAAAAAGGCTCCATGTTATACTGACCACCTGCCTCTTCATCTTCCTGAAACTGACTGCTCATGAAGAGCTTGGGTTCCTTAAGTCCAGTCAAGCGCATACTGAGAATCGAACGATCAAAGTCAATGATCTTCATCAGAAATCCAAATGTCGGGACCTTATACATCACTCCACCGTGGCTATAGATACAGTGGGTTTGATTCGTCTTAACATACATCACATTGTTGCCATGAAGGTCGTTGTGCGTGAATCCAAAGTTGCGCTGTGCATACGCAAGGGCAAAGACCACCTGTGAGACCCATGCAACGTGCTTCTCGGGCTCGGGGTGGAGCTTGATCAGATCGTAGAAGGTTCCATCACAAACCTCCATCACAGTTGTCATGACAGGCACATCTGTAAATGTAGCCCATGCAAATGGCTCATCCTCTTCTTCAGGACCTTCTTCCTCGTTCGTTCCGTCCGAGCATGCACAGGACTCAATGTCGTAGACGTCATCTTCAGTCGACTCTTCCTCTTCCAGCTCAGGCGATCCGGACGATGCAACATCATATGCCTCTGCTGATCGGTCTGTGTCTGGAGCACTGACGTGATCTGCATCCACGTCCTCAATTCCGTCCAATGCGAGATCCTCTGCGGTTTCAATCGCAATGCGGGCTCGTCGCGTGTGGCTGAACTCTGCATCGTGCCCAGATGTGCGAAGCTTGAGTTCAAACGTCTTTCCAATCTTATCTGCAAACCATCCCTTTTCGATAAGATCTTCGTAATCGTCCGATATGTCAATCGTATGCGATCCAGCGAGTCCGGCATACACTCCGTATACCTTAGGAAAGTGCTCACATCCAGATTCAGAGAGTGCGATCGATGTCATCGCTCCAACATATGCTGCTGTATGAGGGCTCTGCATGCGATCCTGAAGATCATCGGCAACATCGGTCCGCTTCGGAACCCCAAAGGCACCATAATCACCTCGCATCGTCTTGAAGGGAGACAGAATCATCGTAGTCTTGCGGTGAATCGGAATGGTTTGTCCACGAACCTTAACATGCTTATCGTCCACAATGGAGTCAACTGGAAATTCAAGCTTCACTCCATAGTCGTGGAGTCCGGCAAGATTCTCCGTCTTGAAGAGCTTTTCAAGGCATGGAAAGAACGGTTGCATCGTCTTCATTGACCACATCGTTCCGTCCAACTTCGGCATACGATGGATCTTCAAAGATACGGGTGTCGTTCGCAGATCCTTTCCCATTGTGAGATGTCTCGGCGGGGAAAGTTAAAAAATAAACGACGAGGAGAACAAGATGACGCAGAACTTCAATCTTAAAAAGTTCAATATGGAGATGATCAAAGAACGATGTGGAATGGACTCTCGTAAAAGTCCCATGATCGTGATCATTGGAAAGAAGGATACAGGTAAGTCTTTCTTAGCTCGTGATCTTTTGTTTCACGTTCAGGACTCGTTTCCCGCGGGCATGGTGATCTCTCCCACAGAAGCCGTGAACGAGTATTTCCAGGCATTTGTTCCATCCAAGTTGATCCACGATAAATATGAGCCTACGAAGGTACAGGCGTTTATCAAGCGTCAGTTCGCTGCTAAACAGAGATTTCTTAAGTCCAAGGCTACGGGACAGCCGTTCGATCCTCGTGCGTTTCTGATTCTAGACGACTGCCTGTATGCAGCCAAGGAGTGGATCAATGAAGAGTCCACTCGGTTTGTCTTCATGAACGGTCGTCACTTGGACATGATGACCATTATCACGATGCAGTATCCGTTAGGTATCACACCCAACCTCCGTACTAACGTGGATTTTGTCTTCATTCTCCGCGAGAATATCCTAGGTAATCGTCGTAGAATTTACGAGAACTACGCAGGTATGTTTCCTACCTTTGAGATGTTCTGTGATTTCATGGACCAGTGCACAGAAAACTATGAGGGTCTGGTCATTTGCAATAATGTGTCATCCAATAAACTTGACGATCAAGTCTTTTGGTATAAGGCCTCAGAGCATCCGCCATTCAGACTTTGCGACCAGTCTTTGTGGGCCGATAACCGCCCTTTCCAGTCCGCAATGCTCGCCGCCGATGAGTATAACTCCTCTTCGATGAGGAAGAAGAACGCACCGCCATCCGTGTGGGTAAAGAAGTCTGGCGGCGAGTAGCGCCACCCTGAGGAGCCCGACCCCTCCTCGCCCTCGGTGCAGCTGGAGCTTCAGCAAGTGCATCGGCAGGTGCATTAAGTCCTATTCCAGGAACCTGATCAGCCGGAGCCGGAGCAGCAGGCATCGCTGCGGGTGCATCTGTTAGAGCAGGTGGCTGTTGTACAGGAGCAGCCGGACCAGCAGATTGAGCTTGATCTGTAAGAGAAGCCGGAGCAACAGGTTGAGATTGATCCGCAAGACGAGCCGGCACAACAGGTCGCTGAATACTAGCTGTTCCATTAGTCAAAACAAGATGAGCATTTGGTCCCGCGATTCTAGCAGCCACTGCATTGCCAATATTTACAATAGCCCCACCTCCAGAATACAATATTTCACCTGCACCCCTCGCAATAGCCACGACACCGCTGGGTATGGTTGTAAGTATTACAATCGAAACACCAAGCGTTGTAAAAATTACCATACCGTTCCAACCGGCATTTCGTAACTTCTGTCGGAGATCATTTTGCTTTCGTAACTTAGAAGCTGCTTCTTTATATGTTATCTTTTTGCAACCATCCAAACCCCTATTGAGAGAGCATTGTGCAAGCTGTCGTGCTCCCTTTTCTGGATTAATTTTTACCCCTAGATTTCTCGCTTGATCTAGAAAATTATTTATGATAATTCCTTGTTGATCAGGAGGGGTGCCTTTATCAGAAAACTCTTGGACTGCAAGTCGCATGAATTTATCTTGATTTTCAAAAACATCTATAATCTGGGCACTGCGTAGTTGTCGCTCCTTCTCTGTAATTTGCCTGTCAATGCGATCTAACTGTTGTTGTCCCACACGATCCAATATCATCGATGCAATAATGCGATTTGCAGAGGGTTCCGTAAGGGATGATTGTGTATCTGCATATACACTATTGACAATCGTGCTATAAGGAACACCCTTTGCAAGATCCGCTGCATATGTATTCATATTTGTGGGTTTACCATTACGCATTCCTACGGTGACAAGACCCGATGATCGCGATAAGGATACTTCATCCGGGCGAGGTGTTGCCATTGGTTTAGGATTTGGCACCCGAGTGGCTACATTTTCTAACTGTGTAAATCCTATAGGTTCAACACCTAAAAATTTAGCATCGTCCTCAGTGAGAATAGCCCCATCTTGTGACGCATTCATGATCTTGTATAATTCACCTGGAGTGATATCATTCAATTCGGCTGGACTTAGCTCTAAGTATAATAATCTCTCAAGCTCTTCTCTCTGATACGTGAGATCTTTCTCCACAGATTCTAGAGCCGTTATCTCTGCAGCAGCAGATCCACGTGCATATTCAATTTTCCAGTTACCATTAACTGTATCTCTAACCACTATAGAGTCATACACTCTCCATGATGTATCTGCATTTGCTTGCACAGCCTTCTGACGTGCAGATTTTTCAGATTCCAGATTTAAAATTGTAGCCTGCCGTTTTGTAACAACCGATCGAAGCGTTTCAGCGTACTTTACTACCTGAGCAGCATACTGCGATTGTGGCGAGCATTCTGTATTTCCTAGACATAGGCGCCCCATTACAATGTCATCTGCAAACATTGACTGAACTTTCTGGTTTGCAATAACCTGATCTGCCTTTATCCTCTGTAATTTAGCAATTTCACCTTTTATTTCTGCCGCGTCCTTCATGAATGCATTTGGTTCTCCGAACGCCGGGTCAGCAATCCACTCATCAACACTAGGATTTTCGCTTCCCGATATTAAAAATGAGGGAATCATAGCACCCAAAGCTCCAGATACAGTCGGAATTGCAGGTAATATAGAGTAATCTGGATTTTCATAAGATTCGTGAAGATGTGTCCCAGACCATGTGGTAAGAGACATTGCAAGAAGTCCTCCTATTATACGAAGCGTCCCGCCTCCGAGCTGGGTAATTTTTACCGACTGGATGTATTTAATATAAAGAGGTGTTTCAGAAATACCAGCAATGATTCGTTTGCTTCCGTAGATACAGGCTTCTGTACTGGGATTTTTATCCAGAGAGCTTGAGTTATCCATAATAAGCTTGAAAAACTTAATTTCCTTGATCAACGTATCGGCGTCCAGAGTACTATCTAATACCGGTTCGGTAATCTCAGTAACACATTCAATAAATTCGTCACATCCATCATCTATTAGTTTCTTGATTGCTGGATTTTTCAGATCAAGAATCTTAGATATCTTATGTGCATTTGCAAGAGCCAATGCTTTAAGATACTCGTCTTCGTATAGACTCATTATATTGTTAGGCGACAATTTACTCCCTCATTGCACCCTCGGAAGGGTGAACAGGAGCTGATGCATCCTCAAGCATCTTCTTGGCATCCTCCAATGCCTTCTCCTCGGCATTGGCCTTCTTCCGACGCTCGTTCTCCTCCTTCTGCTTCTTGATGGACTCCTCGCGCTGTTCGGCAAAGAACATCTCCTTGTTGGACTCGTTCTCCTTGTACTTGCGCATCAGCTCGTTGAGCTCCTTCTCAGCATACTCCACCTCCGGCATCAGGTGCTCCGAGGGATCCCACGGAAGCCAAGCACCCACCTTGCCGATATACAGGTTGTCCTTGGGGTAGCGGCGCTGGAGAACCTTAGCAAACATCTGCGTCTCCTCCACTGTGGCAAATGCACGACGAACCTTGACACCACGGATGTTCGTGCGGAACTCCACCTGGTTGTCAAACATCTCCTGAAGCTCCTTCTCGTTCTTCAGAAGGAAGATCTGATACTGCTCGTGGATATCTGTCTGCTTCACCTCTTCCTTACGCACATTCACATACTCCTGTGCATCCTTCAACAGGTCGTCAATCTTGACAGAGTACTTCTTGGACAGAAACGCCATGAAGTTCTCAAGTCCCTTGACCTTCCACTCGTAATCCATCCAGGCAACAAACTTCTCAAACATAAACTCCTGCTTCTGCTTGATGATCTTCTCGGGGCTGATGAAAGACACCACGCAATACTTCTGGGTCGGGATCTCAGGGTCCTCATCCAGGTAGTCGATCGGTCCAGACTCATCCATCTTCGGAAGCTCAGTGCGGGGCATTTACTTAATTCCATGGTTCCTTTGAAAGTCCTTTCTCCGCAAGACACAAACATGTACGACATTCTGACAACTGCGTATCTCTTCTTTCTGTTATGCCCGGGCGTCTTTCTCACGCTAGGCACTGGACCCATGATGGCGGCAGCGATTCATGCGGTTGTTTTCTATATTCTCCTGCAGTATGTCTCACTTTATGTTCCCTGGTGGGCTGTGTGGGTGGTTGGAGTCTCCCTCGTTGGGTTTAAGTTGTGGTCGAGTCGGACTGCACCTGCGTATTGAAAAAATATTCGGACCTAAGAACCAAACAAATGTCTGATTCTTCCCAGCCCAAGCCCACCCCTTCTGGCGGCGTTGATATGGCCGACCTCGTGACTCGCCTCGTGAAGTATCTCCTGGAGGGTCTCGCCGTTGCGATTGCCGCG